GAGCCGTGATGGTTGAGGTTGATTAATGCGTGATTTGATTTTCAAGGCCCTGCGCGATAGTGTCAAGGCTTATCCGCAACTTAGACCGTATTTATCGGATGAGGCGCTCGATTTGCTAAAACAAATGGAAAATGAGCCTGATTGGTGGCGTGAAAGATTCAAGCCTTACAGAGGCGATATTCCATTTGTATTTAATCCTGACGATTGGCAAATCACTGAAGCAGATATTCGCAAAGCCATAAAAGAATGGGACAAATTAATGCCCGAATATGCCGGAATGTTAGATGCAGAAATTGAGGCTGGCAATGGCAGATAAACCTCTGTGGATTTGGGAATCTGATTTAAAGCGTTATCGGGATACAAAAACGGGACGATTTGTTGGTATTAAACAAATGAATGAATTGCGCCCCGTGTATCTCGATCAACAAAAAGCGATGATAGGGAATTTGATAGAAAAATATCATAATAATGGGAACTTAAAAGCCTTTGAATCGGGCGTCAAGGATACATTAAAAAAGTCTTATATTGATATGTATACAATGGGCAAGGGCGGCAGAAATAACATGACTCAAGCTGATTGGGGCAGCATTGGTGGAATGTTGCACGAACAATATCGCCATCTTGACGTGCTTATGAAACAGGTTGGTGCTGGCGAAATATCCCCTGCACAAGCCCTATCAAGATTGAAAATGTATGAAAATAGTTCAAATGAAGCACTATGGCGTGGATATACCAGCGATTTACCCATTGATCTGCCTGCTTATCCTGGGGATGGGTCAACAGTATGTCTCACAAATTGTCAATGTGAATGGGAAATTATTAAGGTTGAAGGCGGTTATGATTGTTATTGGCGATTAGGAGCCGCTGAACATTGCCCGGACTGTGTTGAGCGTTCACAACATTGGAATCCATTTAGAATTAGAGTGAGTGGCGAATAATGGCAGATGATTTTATTGGCATTGAGGTGCACGGTTTAGTTGAATTACGTCGTGAAATGGGGAACTGGCCTAAAGAGATTCAAAATAAAGTTATTGATGAAGTTAATAAATACATTATGAAGGATATTAAAAAATATCCACCTTATAGATATGTGACCTTTAAGCAGGCTTATGGGGGCTGGTTCTCCGATAAACAGCGCAAGTATGTGATGGCACGAATAGCAGAAGGGTCAATCAAGCCAGGACAACCGAACAGATCCGGGCGATTTGGGCAGGGATGGAAAATTATTGATAAGGGTATAAGCTCAATGATTGTCAATGAGGTCCCTTATAGTGGCTATTTAATGGGAGCGGGATCACAAGCGAGAATGCACAAGAAAATCGGCTGGAAAACTATTCCGGAATGGATTACAAAACACATGGGTAAAATAATGGATTCGGCACGTCAGGGATTGGCGAAGGCTGTTAGAAAAATCAATAGTGGCGGCGTGTTCAGAGGTCCATAATTATTAACTTGACAAACACGGATTGTTTCGTGTATAATCTAGTCAACAACTGAATAGAGGTTGCTGGGCGGTCCCTGGTTAGGGAAACTTAGTGAGCTTGACGGTTCGTGGTTACGAAAGTCGAAACGGCGCAAATGGGCGCTAGTGTTTCGACTTTATTTGTTTAAGTCACTATGGAGGTGACGATGGACGACAACTTAATCTATTACGGCGACGCAGTGAAAGTTCTGGGAGAAGGCCGTGTAGGTGGGTTTTTAATTCGTTATAGCAATGATGCACAGCCTGACCTGGAGGGGGATTTCTTCAATGCCCAAACGGATCTGGGAATTGAAACCGGGGCAAGGCTGCCTGTTTATTATCAACACGGATTTGACCCTATATTTCAGACAAAGCGCATTGGTCGAGCAACAGCGGAATTTCAGGAAGCTGGCGTTTGGCTTGAGGCGCAATTAGAAATGAGGGACGACTATGAACGCGGTTTAATGGAGCTTGCTGAGGCTGGTAAGCTTGGCTGGTCAAGTGGAGCTGCGGGTCATTTAGTCGAGCGTGAACAGATCGGAAAGTCATGGCATATAAAATCATGGCCCATTGCTGAAGCGAGTTTGACCCCTACACCTGCGGAACCCCTGAACGCTGTTGTCTCCATAAAATCACTACTACCAAAAACACCGGAACAGGATGAGCCTGAGCCGGAAATAGAGGAGGGTAAGAAAATGACTGAAGAAGTCAAAGTGCCGGAGGTCAAACAGGAACAACCTGAAATTGATTTCAAGGCGCTAATTAATGAGGCCGTTGAAACGGCTATAACTAAAATGCAAGAGAACGAGCCTGCAGTGAAAGCGGGCGTGCAGATTATTGAGGATGAGGCCGATAAGGCCCTACGCTTAAATTCTTTCAAACCTGGCGAGTTTTTCAAGGCTGTTTACAATGCAGAAGTTTACAAGAGTCTTGATAAACGATTGCTGCCATTGAAAGCGGCTGGTCTGAATGAGGCTATTCCATCTGAAGGTGGATTCTTGGTTACGCCCGATATTGCTGCTGGCATCCATGAAAATATGTGGAATACCGGACAGGTATTGAGTCGATTTAATCCCATCAATGTAAAAGGGAACGGCTTGACACTTAACGCTATTGATGAAACATCACGGGCTGCTGGGTCGCGTATGGGTGGCGTTCGCGGTTATTGGCTGGCGGAAGCTGGCGAAAAAACTGCCACTAATCCTACGTTCCGACAAATCGAATTAAAGCTGAAAAAGGTGGCTGCGCTTGTTTATGCTACTGATGAATTGCTTCAGGATACGGGCGCATTAGAAACCTGGATCACCACTAACGTTCCAAATGAATTGCGCTTCTTGATTGAGGATGCGATCATCGACGGTGATGGGATCGGTAAACCTGTGGGGATCATTCAATCAGGTTCGTTGATTAGTGCAACCCGAACAGATGCCAATGAAGTTGATGCTGATGATATTGGCCGGATGTGGTCACACCGCTATCCAGGGCCAACGGATTACACTTGGTTTGTCAATGCGAGCGTATTGCCACAGATGTATAAAATGACCATTGCGGATGGTGGCTATACGCCAATTTACACACCGCCAGGCGGACTATCAGTATCGCCTTATGGTCAGTTAATGGGGCGGCCTGTTATTGAAACCGAATATAACCCATACTTGGGAACAGTCGGTGACATTCTACTGGCAAGCCCATCTCAGTACGCATTAATCACTAAGGGCGGAATGCAAGCTGCAAGTTCCATTCATGTACGGTTTGTTTATGATGAAACCGCTTTCCGCTTTGTATATCGTTGCGACGGTCAGCCGATTTGGTCGAGCAGTGTAACTGCCTTTGATGGCTCACATACTGTTAGCCCCTTCGTTGCCTTAGCAGCGTCCACATAAGGGAGGTGAACAATGGCTTCACACGGAATTAGATTTGCCGAGGGGTTACAAGTTGTACCCATCGAAGCGCCAGCTGATCAAGCGGCTGATGTTGAAACCGAATGGGTTGCGCTTGAGAATGTGCAGTGGATAACCTTCTTGGTTATTTGTGGCAACATGGGAACATCAGACACGATTGATGTTTATGTTCACAGCACCACGAGCGCCACTTCAGGATCTACTAATGCGGGCGATTACGCATTGCCATTCAACTATCGTTTGTCAAGTGCTGTTGGTGATGATAACTGGGGGGATATTACCGCAATCACTACAGCGACTGGTTTAATCCAGCTCACCGATGCTGACACTGACAAATTGCTGTTGATTGATATTGATCCTGCGGATGTTGCTTCACATGATTCAGATGCCAAATATGTTTATTTGACATTCGATGTGACTGATTCATCCTCAACGGATGGGGCGACCATTGCCGGAGTGGTGGCGTTTATTGAGCCACGTTATCCGCAAGTAGAGCAACTTAGTTCTACGGCGTAACAATAATCACTAGAAATTGGGGGACACTTTCTCAAGTGTCCCCCTTAATAAGGATTTATTATGGCTGATTATGTAACGGTTGCCGAGATAAAAACAGACTTGTCTGACAGCGACATCGGAACATTAAGTGATTATGATACGCTCATCTCCAATATGATAGAATCGGCAAGCCGATTAATTGATCGCGAAGTCGGGGGATGGGCGAAATACTTTTATCCCACAACAGATAGCGAAACACGCTATTATG